GCGACATTGGAGACCTATGGCCATCAACCACACAAGCAGCAACCTTGCGCCTGAAAGCGCGTACAACACCGCCAACAACCAGCTGGCAATCAACCTGGAACGCCTCGACGACCTGGTGGCGAACCTTCGCCATCGCCTTACGCCCGTGCTTGGGCATGAGTCGGATAAGGCAGTCGCTGCAGGCGAGCAATTGTGCAAGGCGGCACCCGCCCCGCTGGTCGCCACGCTGGAGCACCACGCCGCCCGCGCTGACCGTATCAGCGACGAAGTCAACGACCTGCTGCAGCGCCTCTGCCTGTAACCGGAATCTGCGCACCATGAAAAAATCCATCATCGCCCTGGCCGCCATGGCTGCAGCTGCTGCCCATGCGGCGCCCGTCATCGTGGTGCCGGCCCGCCCGGTATTCGTGGCGCCTGTCCGTGTCGCGCCGCCTGCCGCTCGCCCCGCGCCAGCCCCTGCGAAACCGGCCGCGCCATCATCCGCGCTGCCGCCGCCATCGGAAAGGCCATGCCATGATCGACCCAGATAACCTGCCAGATCAGCCTGAGCTGCTGGTCAAGGTGCTGCAGCCTGGCGAGCCGCTGGCACTGTCGAATCGAGCGCGGTGCAAGCTGTGCGGCATGGTGTGGCCGAACGGTGAGGCTCCGTGTGAATGCATTATCGGCGCTGATGAATGGTGCCCGAGCGTGGAGAAAAAGCCATGAGCCGCAAGAAATGCCGCCGCAAGGTGTGGAACACCACAATCAACCCGGTGACGCATGCCCTGATGGGCGCCGCGATCACGCCGGCCGCCGAGCTCAACAAGCTGCGCGTCAAGGAGCTGAACGCCGTCGACGCCTTTGCCGAAGGCCGCGCCACGCTGGCCGACTTCGACACCGCCTGCGCGCTGCTGAACCTGTGCGAGTACATGGCCAGCAACAAAGTTGGGCCAGAAGCTCTGGAGGCTTGCGGGCGTGCTGAGGATGCACTGCGCCAGGCTGCTGCCAACATGGAGGCGACCGGTCGCATGGAGCTGGACGCCGACGGCGTGCTGGCCCTGCGGGATGTCTATTTATTCCATGATTTGCAGCGCCAATCCGTGTCGCGCTCCGAATACGAGCGGGCAATTTTCAAAACCTTTGAGCGCGTCAAGAACAAGGCGCCGGGAGTGGTGGAGTTATGAGCGAACGCGATGATTTGATCCGCATGGCGACCCAGGCTGGGTTCGACCTCCACTTCCCTGGCGTGGACGGCAGCTTGCATCAGCCTGCTGTGTTTGGCCGGTGTACGTCCGATATTCTGGAGCTCTTCGCCGCCGTGGTGCGCGCTGATGAGCGCCGCAAACACCAGGCCGACATAGAGCTTTGGAAGGGTGAGGCCGCCAAGGCTGAGAAATGGCGCGCTATGGCTCTGGCCAAAGACCCGATGCAGCCAGGCAAGGCTGTGCAGGAGATCCAGCGCGAGGCTGCGGAGCTGGAGCGCAGTAAGCGCCTAGAAGCTGAAGGCATGGCCGAGTGTATGGACATGGTGCGCCAGGAGCTGATCGCAGCCGGGGTCATTAATGACGCTGTCCCGCCGATGATGCTTCCCGAGGCGATTTTGGGTTCGATGCGCGCTGCTGTGGCGGCCGAGCGCGAGGCTTGTGCTCAGGCGCTCGATGCCGTCGCCAAAGAGGGCTACTTCGACCCGGAGGGCCTGCGCGTCCTGCAGGCTGCTATCGCCGCCATCCGCGCAAGGAGCCAAGCATGACCCCGCCGCGCTTCCCATTCTGGCAAGCCGCCTGGACGGCCGTTTGCTTTGTTGTCACGGTATTCATGTTGTTTTGTGTCTGGGCTGCTATTGCGGTAAATGACCTACAGCTGCGGTCCTTGTTTAGCCTGGCAATGTGGGTGTATCTGCTCGCGCGTTCTGCTCTGGCGCTGGACAGCGCTCTTATGATTGCTGAAGCACGATCCACGCTGGCTGAGTGGCGCAGGGTGAAACTGCGGGCGATAACCTCGGTCGATGTGGAGTGTCAGCGAATCGACCGCCGCGCGCCGGTCAACGTAACGGCCATCTTCCGTGCGCAGCAGGAGGTTGATGCTGCCCGGGCGGCATTGGAGCGTGCTGTGGCAAGGCTGTGACGCAAACCCGCCAGCCAATCCAAGAAACCCACCAGCCACCTGGTGGGTTTTTTTATGCCCCCGCACATACAAAAAGCACTCTTAGTCCCTTTTGCCCATGCCTGAAACCCGCATGAATAGGGCAAAGCGTGAATTCGCTCTCTGCCTTCGGGCGCAGGTTGGGCGCTCCGGCTGATACTATCCACGCAAAGTCGTGATGCCATCATTGTGGTATGAGCACCACAAAAGACGAATTTCTGACGGCCGCGCATGCCCACATTGCAAAGCACGGCCAGAAAAACTGGAAAGAGCTTTTCGAGCAGTTTCCCGACGTCCACGACCAGAGCAAGTGGCGCTGGTTGCGCGCCGTGCGCAAGGATGATCCGCCGCCCAGCGAGATCAACAATGCGCGCGATCGCCTGGTGGCCAGCGTCAAGAAGTTCCCGACCACGGGCCGGGCGCAGAACATCGCCAAGGAAAAGCTGGACCCGAGCGCGGCTGAGGTGGTGGACCATCTGCCGGCCGCGCCTAGCCCGACCTACATCGCCAAGCACGGCGACGAGGGCCTGCGAACCATCGACTTTGTGGCCGAGATCCAGAGCCTGTACCGCGACGCCAGCATGCTGCGCGCCTACGCGATGAAGATGAAGACGAACCCGGATACGGGCGAGCGCGAGGAGCACATCAACAACCCGAATGCCTTCGACAAGTCGATCGTGCGCCGGGCCAACCTGCTGGAGACGGCCATCCGCGCGGTGCAGGAGGTCTGGGACCTGCGCACCATGCAGAATTTCTACGAGACCATCATCGAGGAGATCGGCAAGGAATCGCCCGAGGCCCAGCGCCGCATCATGGAGCGCCTGGCGACCTTGAACGCCAAGACCGGCATGACACTCGGCGCAATGAGGGTCTGACGTGGTCTTTGCAAAGAACGGGAGCAAGTACCGGCCCATGGGTGTGGGCAGCGGGAACCGGCGCCAGATGCCTGATTTTGGTGCCGGCCTGGCCATGGCCATCGCTGCGCTGGAGCAGAAAACCGGGTTCAAGCTGGATCAGACCGAGATCATTCCCGAGGGCATGACGTTCCGCGACTGGTGCGAGAAGCTGGGGCGCGATGGCCTGAAGGTGGACGGCAAGCGCTTCGCCCTGGACGAGCGCCCGGCCATGGCCTGGATCTACGACCAGATCCCCAGCACCGAGGACGAGGCCTACCGCTACATCCTGGTGCTGATGAAGTGCGCGCAGGTCGGATTCACGGTCATGGAGATGCTGGCCACCATCTACCTGGGCCTGCGCTTCGGCAAGACCATGGGCCTGTGCACGGTGGGCATGTTCCTGCCCGACATGAATCTGGCTGGCCTGAAGTCGACCGAGCGTTTCATGCCGATCGTGCGCAGCGTGCCCGAGGTGCACCAGCTGATGACCCAGGACGCGCCGGACGGCAGCGGGCGCAAGCAGGGCGAGGGCAACGTGAACCGCCGGCGCATCGGCGAGGCGCTGTTCATCTTCAGCTGGACCAGCGGCCGGGCCACGACCGAGTCGATTCCCATGGACATCCTGAGTTTCGACGAGGTTCAGGAGATGACGCTGGAGCAGATCGAAAAGACCTACGAACGTCTTTCGGCCAGCGCGCTGCGCTTCATGCTCATGGGCAGCACGGCCAACTGGCCAGACGCTGACATCGACCACTGGTACAAGCTGGGAACGCGCCACCAGTTCCACACGGAATGCCCGACGTGCGGCACGCGCAAGCCCCTGGACGAGTATTTCCCCGAGTGCATCCGCTTCGACAAGGACCGCGACACCTACCGCTATGTCTGCCCGAACGGCCACTGGATCGACGACCCGCAGCGCGGCGAGTGGATCGCCCAGTTTCCCGAGCGAGACCGCGGGCCCGAGCCTGACGTGCCCAAGCGCGAGCGCCGCCGGCGGATCCGGTCGATCCACTTCCCGCAGTTCCTGAGCCCGACCATCTCGGCCGAGGAAATTCTGACAGCCTACAACAACGCCACGGACATGAAGAACTTCTTCAACCGTAAGCTGGGCAAGCCGTACCTGGACCCGAGCCAGGTTCCGGTGACGCTGGAGCACCTGGCGCGCTGCGTGGAGGTGGGCAAGGCCATGGGCGTGCAGTGGAAGTCGCGCGGCCGCAAGTGCTTCATGGGCATCGACCAGATGGGCAATTTCAACGTGCACGTGATCAAGGAGCGGCTGCCCGACGGACGCCAGGCGGTGGTGCACGTCGAGGAGACCTACGGAGCCGACCCCTTCGCGCGCAGCTCCGAGCTCATGGAGCTCTATGACGTCGCGGTGTGCGTGGTGGAAATCAACCCCAACTACAACGACGCCAAGAAGTTTGCGAACCGCCACAAGGGCCGCGTTTTCATCTGCGACAGCTTCGGCAGTCTCAAGGAGGACATGATCATCTGGGGTGATGCGCCCAAGATGAACGCCAGCGAGCGCCGCACCGACGACGAGGCCCGGGACCGCTATACGCTGCGCATGGACCAGTACAAGTGCATGCAGACCAGCATGGCGCGCTTCACGGCCAGTGATCCGCTGTGCGTGTTCCCGGATCCGCAGGGCCTGGTGCAGGAGGTGACAGAGAAGGGCCAGCGCCAGACCGTGCCGGTGCTGCCCCGGGCATTCTTCCATTTCACCAAGACCGCCCTGGTGGCTGAGAAGGACGAGGAAACCAACCAGTTCAAGCGCTCGGTCAAGAAAGTCGGCATCGACCCTCACTTCAGCTATGCCAACATGCTGTGCGACGTGGCCTGGTCACGTTCGCACGGCACGGCCACCTTCCTGATCCCCGAGGGCCCCACCTCGCACGCCGAGCTGGCCAAGAAGGCGGCCGAGCGCGACATGCCCGGGCTGCCCACCAAGGTGGTGCAGATGTTCGAGACGCTGCCGCCTGGCCAGGTCTGCGGCCGGTGCACGGCGTTCAAGGAGGGCCGCTGCCAGGACCGTGACATGCTGGTGCAGGCGCGCGACGCCGGGTGCGTGCTGTTCGTGTCGAACGGCAAATAGCGCCCGACCTGCGCCCTGGCCGGAAACAGAAAAGCCGCACAGCGTTTGCTGGTGCGGCTTTCGTGCGTTTGCGCAGGAGATAAACAGTCAGTTGTGTTGCAGTTCGCCAGTCTCCACGAACCGCTGCAAGTACGGCAGCAGTTCGGCGACCTGTGCTCTCGTGAGGTGCATCCTGGTGGTGGCCAGGTAGTCGGCTGGCATGTCAACCGGAACCCAACCTTCCCCAGGCTTCAGCACCTTCGGATCCGCGTCATTGCAGCCTAGCCAGATTTTGTCCTCCATGGCGGCGCTGCTTTTTTGCAGTGAGCAGCCGACGCCGTTGCTGTCTTGGAACTGCAGTAGAGCAAAGCCGCGTGCCGTGGTGGTCAGTGCTGGCGCGCTCATGCCGCACCGCCTTCTGCCTTGGCCACCGCTTCCTTGCGATCAGCCTCCAGGTGCAGCGCAACCTGCGCGACGATGTAGCTGTGGTGCCCAAGGTTCACCATGGCCTGGCCGGTGGTGCCATTGCCGTGCAGGATGAGCCACACCATGCCGTCGTCGTCTGGGCCGGTGATCTGGAAGTTTTTGGCGATGGCGTAGGTTTCCGGGGATGCGGCGATGAGGTGGGCGTCTGCAAGTGGGTTGCCCAGCTTTGAGAAAACAGGAACAACCATAAGACCGTTGGATAAATCGGCCACATGATCTCCAGAGTGCGGCAGCAGGTTTGTTTCAATGACCTTCCAAGGTCCGTCGGTATGTGTTGCAGTCATGGTGTGTAGTGGTTGGTTGATGAAGTCTTGATTATATTTGAGTAATTCTGTCCTGTGTTGTTTGTTGCTTGGTCGATACGTTTTTGATGCGCCCAACCTGCGCCCGGAAATAGAAAGCGCCAGCCTGAAATGCAGCACTGGCGCGGGTTCTCAACTCAAACAGAAAGCACTAAGGATCAGTTATGCGTTGCGGCGCCAGACGGCCGGCGTCACCCCGGTGGCCTCCTTGAACGCCGTGGTGAAATGCGCTTGGCTGCTGAAACCGCAGTCCAGTGCCACCTGGGCCAGCGGCGTTCCGCATGAGCGCAGCATATCCCTGGCGCGATCCATCCTGCGCTCCAAGACAAAGCGCATCGGCGTCACGCCAGTGGTGGCCTTAAAGGTGCGCGCGAAGTGGTAGGTGCTCATGGCCGCGGCGTCGGCCAGCTGCTGCAGCTTCACGTGTTGGTCGAGGGTGCTTTCTACCAGCTCGATCGCGCGCTTGATGCCTTCGGTGTTGCGATAGTGCTTCGGCGCCCTGGGGCGGCCCCACTGGCGGTGGTCAATGATGCCGTCCAGCAGCGAGGTCGCCGAAGCCTGCGCGACGGCCGCTTCTGTGTGTGGGCGGACTGGGCTGCCGTTGGCCTTGGCCCTGGCCAGGTTGCGCAGAGCGCCGAACAGACCCAGGCACTCACTGCGCGGGATGCGGGCGTAATGGAGGTCGGCGCTGCACAGGTCGATTTCACCATGGGCGGCGTCTTGGAGCATGTGGTCAGGGATCCGCGCCAGCGTCTCGCTGTAATTCCTGGAGACGTAGGCGGATGAGATTTCGGTGCCCGCGGGCAGGAACTGCAGGTCGCCGGGCTCGTAGGTGATCTGTTTCTGGCGCTGACCTTGCCAGATGTCGGTGCACGTCACGGGGGTGTTGATGAGGAACACAGAGTGTTCACGCACCATGATCCGGCCCACGCCGGTGCTGAGCATGAAGTCGTGCACGGCGATGCCGCTGATGTTGACGTCTGTGCGGATGGTGCCAGCCCGGCACAGGATTATCGGCTCGGTATTAGGAGTTAAGTCATTTATATTGCGGCTCTTTTTAGTCAGTGCGCCGCAACATGAATGGCTAAGCTTCGGAAGTGGACTCCGTCTAAAAGCGGGGTTGACTAACCGGCTTGAATGGTCCTGCCCCAAATCACCTGCACAGCCATGGCCAGCACCAGGACGGAAACGGCCGGCATGAAGTCGGCTTGCACATTTCCGCCCACATACCTCACGAACATTTCATAACCCAACAGGGCTGAGCCGATGATGAACAGTATTGCGGTAATGGCTTTCATGGGGTGGTCTCCTTAAAACGGCGCGGCCTGAAGCCGCACCATATCTGCTGCGAATCAGCCGCGCACCTGGCGAATGACGAAATTCACAAGGTCCGTTGTGTCCTCGGTCGACAACTGGATGTCTTCAGCGCCTGGGCGGCGGATCACCAGGCTGCCATCGCTGAACCAGCCGAATGTCCAGCGCTGCTGGGGTGCTTCTGGTGCTGGTGCCAGCTTGGGCACCTGTGCTGGCGTCTTGGCCGCCGGCTTCTTGCGCTTGATGACGGTATCGGCCGCCGGCTTGCTGGCCTGTGGCGCTGCCGCCATGGTGGGTGGCTTGGACAGCGGCTGGTCCGGCTCATAGTCGTCTGGCTTCGGCAGTGGCGTGCCGTCGCCAAGGCTCCAGAACAGAGTTGCCTTGCCGCCGAGCGGTGGCACTCGCTTGTCGGCTTTAAGCGCTCCATGCTCAAGCGGGATGGCGAGGCAGGATCGCAGACCTGCGCCGTCATGACCGATCGCCTCTGCAAGCGCCGCGCTGCTGAACTCAAGCCCACGAGGCTGGATCTTTAGGTACTCGATTACCCGGTACGGGATGGTGCCGGGTTGTGGGGTGTAGGTCATGTGCGTGGCCGGGCCCGTGGGCCCAGCTGGTGGTGTGGTTGGTCGGTTAGTTCAGGAAGTCCTTCAGCGGCTTGCCGGGCTTGAACTTGGGCACGCGGGCTGCGGCGATCTTCAGCTTCTCGCCGGTGCGTGGATTCACGCCGGTGCGCGCCGCGCGCTTGGTGCTGGTGAAGCTGCCGAAGCCCACCAGCTGCACGGTGCCGCCCTTCTTCATGGTCTTGCGGATGCCGTCGAGGGCAGCGTCCAGTGCGCGGGCGGCGCCCATCTTGGACAGGTCGGCGTTGTTGGCGATGTACTCGATCAGTTCGGTCTTGTTCATAATCAAAAATTGCAAGGTGGTTGTAAAAACAGGCCGGGCACTGTGCCCGACCTGCGTCCGATGGTAACTCAAAAAAGGCTAAACACCTGATGTTTCCTAGCTTTTTTGTTGCGCAAAAAAGACTAGCGGTGCGTTACGCGGTGATTTCGTTGCGGGTAGTGGCCTGCTGGTCGGGCGCCTTGGGCGGATCCAGCTTGCGCAGCCACGACTGCGCGCAGTCCAGCTCGGTGCCCACGGCGCCATACTCGGTCACCAGGCCTTCGCCATGCACGCGCCAGATGCGGCCGTACTGGCTATGCTCGCCCTGGAGCATGCCGACTGTGACGCGCTTTCCGATGTTGGGGCCTTTGTCGCCAAGGGCGCCGGCGATGATTTCGGCTTGGTCGCCTTTTTGAAGTGGTTTCATGCTGCGAGTGTGTAAAGTTGAGAAAACGGGGTTGCCGGTGGCAGCTGCCCGCGCGTGATCTTGTGCAGCAGCGCGTACCGCTGGCGCGATTTCTTGTCCTGGGCG